TCATACGCCGCACATCCCCTCGCACTCGTCTGCCCACCCGTCGAACAGGACGCCTTGGCCGAGTTCCTCAGCAGTGGAGAAATCGACCTGATCGAGCGGGATGCGGGAGTCGTGGACGAACGCCTGAGCGCGGAGACCGGGCTGGCCCTCTCGTACCAAGTGGTCGAACGCGACCGCGTCGGCGAACTCCTCGGGGTTCTCCTCCTTCATCCGGCGCCACTCGGGGTCACGCCGGTACCCACACCCGACGCACGCGCTCTTGGGCGGGTGGAAACCGCGCTCCGCGCACCAGGCAACGCAGTCGTCCCGCGTCATCCCCAGCTCGATCAGGGGATAGCGGTGGCGGATGTACGCGTACCGGGAGTCTTTGACGCGGGTGATCTCGTCAGTGGTGATCCCGAACCACTGCTCGACGTGGACGCCGGCGGGAACGCGCCACCCGCGCACGAGGAAACCAGGGCGCGAGAGAAGGGCGAAGCGGTCGGCGAGCAGCTCGCGGATCATCCGCACCTGCGGCTCGATCTTGAACTCGCGGGTGCACTGCCGACGCTGGCGACCGAGATCGCCTCTGCGATCGAGGGTGTAGAGCGGGAGGGTCGCGTAGCGCGCGCCGGAGGACTTCGCCTCGTACACGGCCTCGCGGATGCTCCCGGCCGTCACGACGTGAACCGGGAGCCCCGCGAGGCCACCCGAATACAGCCCCGGGATAGCACGCCAGTGCTTTCGGTCGTCAGCATCCCACCACGGCTCGAACTCGACGCCAGCGAGATCGCGTAGCCACTCGTACGTCCGCCGCGGCTCCCACTGTGTGTCGGCGAAGATCGCCGTGTCGGGCGCCTCGATGACGCCCGCGGCAGCCATCAGCAGCAGCGTGGAAGACTGAACGCCCGCGCCAAGGGAAAGGACGCGCATCATGCGCAGGGGAACTCCCCGGCCGAGGCGAGCGTGGTCGCCACTGCCTCCGACAAGGAGCTGAACAGGTCCAATGTCACGCAGCCGCTCCGCGGTTATCGTGGTGAAGTCGCCGACGTTCGGCACCGCAGGGGGGTAGTGGTGCGCGAGCACGGCGGAGGGGAAGGACGCGATCTCGGCGAACGCGGCGGGCGTCCAGCCGAGCGGGTGCCAGGCGACGGTGGCGGCCTCGATCCCGGAGCACACGGAGAGGTAGCGCATCACGCGCGGCGCCGCCGGTGGTCTTCATGCGGGGGGCGCGGCCCGGCGGCGCCCCGCGGGATAACAGGTGCCCCGCACGGATTGGCGGGATAGCAGGTGCCGCACGGCTCGAGGCGCTCGTACTGAATCCAACCTTCACCGCCGCATTCCTTGCAGGCGAGATCCGGCTCGTTCGGGTACAAACGATGGTTGGTCATCAGCGACACTAGAGTTCTCCATCGAAAAGGTTCCGCTGCGCTTCGTCAGCCTTTCGCTGTTCCGGCCGGCGCCGGACTGCTGGCGGCGGCTCTTGCTGCGCCGGTGGCCCGAGGACCTCAAGGGCCCGTTCGACGGGAATGGAGAGCGAGTCCAGCGAGCAGAGGTGCGCGATGAGCTCGGCGCGCAGCACGGTGTAGTCGGCGCCCTTCTCCCGTCCCCCGATCGTCGCCAGCGCGCCGGACAGCGCGCGGCGCTGGAGCGTGCGGTGGTGGATGATGGGGCTGTCCCGGGGCTGACCGCGGTTCAGGAAACGCGCAGCGTCGGAGAGCCCGAGAGCCTCGGTCCGCGAAGGCCACCCGCGCTTCTCCAACCAATGATCCCAGAACTCCTGCAACCGCTCTGCGCGCGTCATCTTTCCCCGGCTCTGCTCCTGTCGTAGGCCCGGCGCTGCTTCAGCACCTCGATCATCGTGGCGGCCTCCGCCGACGTCGCCGGGCGCTCCTTCCCCCGCAGCCGCTTCCGGCAGGCTCCCGCGAAGTACTCGTCCCGGATCCAGCTGCCTCCGAGCTCCGCGCGAAGCTGTTCGATCATCTCCCGCTGCTCCGGGGTGATCATCCGTGTCACGCCCGCAGGCGACCGTCGTCCGCTCGGCTTCTTCCCCCGCGCGCCGGCAGTGCCGCTCGACGCACCCAGCCGAACCAGGTCGTCGATCACAGCGGCGGCCTCGCCGACCGTCAGCTCGCGCTTGGAGCGCGAGCCCGTCGCGCTGCGCTGGCCGATGAGGTCGCGCAGCTGCCCCTCGTCGAGATCGAGCTCGCGCGCGGCGGCCATGATCTTCCGGATTTGCGGCGGTGTCGGCGGCATCAGGCGCTCTTCCTTTCGCGCAGGAGGTCCTCCTGGATCTCCGCGAGGAACCGGCGGATGCTGGTCTTCTTGAGCGCGGCGGCGCGCGCGAGGTTGCTGATCCCCCGCTCGCGCAGCAGCTCCACCGTGGCCTGCAGGTCGTCCGCGGAGTCGATCAGGTAGTTGCCGTAGGGCTCGCTCATGCTCGTGCCCACGGGCCAGCCGTGCTCGTGGATGAGGCGCTCGATCACGTCCTGGGCGCGCCGCGTAGGCAGGCCGGCCTCGGCGGCCACGTCGCGGACCTGCCGGGCGTTGGCTCGCCCCCACCGGAGCGCACGCGCAACCCGCAGCTCGTCCTCGTCCAGCGCGGCGAGGTCGAGCTGCGGGCGCGTTACGTCCAGGAACAGGGCGAGCTGCGGGTCCATCAGCCCCCGGCTTTGCCTGAGGCGTCCGGGCTCTCCGGCAGGTTGGCGCCTTGCGCGGCGTTCTTCGCGCGCTCGACCGCCGCGTCGACGGAGCGGACCACAGCGTCACGCGCGGCGCAGTCCGGGCACCGGTCGTCGCCGCCGCGGCGCGCGGCCATCATCCTGCGCGCGCCGGCGAGCGCGTAGGTCAGCAGCAGCTCACGGACCTGGGCGAGCGTGCGCTCGGCCCCGTGCTTCGACCGGAGCTCGCGCAGGCGCGCCTGGATCACCGCGTGCGGCCGCATCTCAGGCCCGCCGACCAGGTAGACGACGAGCTGCTCGGCGAGCATGAGCTCGCCGTGCTCCGCGGCAAGCGCTGCGAAGGCACTCTGGAACGCGGGGAGAAGGGAGCTGGCCATCGGCGTCTTCCCCCTCCCTCACGCCAGATCCCAGGAGACGACCGGCGGCGACGCGGCAGCGAGGCTGCCGGAATCGGCGTGGGTGGTCACGTATCCGACCTGCACGTGGGTGACGTCGCCGATCACGACCATTGCCGTGCCGCTCGCCTTCCCTCGCTCCCACGGAAGCGCGTCCTCGGTCACCGCGAACGAAAGTCCGCCCGGGGTACGGCCGATCAGCCCCAGTTCGCCGGCGTGGCTGTACAACTTCCGGATGCGGTCGAGATCGATCACGAGCGCCTCCCGGTGAGGAACGAGGTAAGGGCCGACAGGACGCCGCGGCCGCGCGCCGGCGCCGGTACCAAACCGGTACGCCGGAACGCGGCGAAGAAGGCGCACGCGCTGTGGCGGCCGATGCCGAGTGCGTCGGATGCACGCTGGCGCGCCGGGTGGCACCTGGCCTTCATCGGGCAGCCGAGGCACGCGCCGAACGGCTCGTAGAGCGCCTGGTCGCGCGCGTCGAGGTTCGGGGTGGCGGCGCTCACGCGGGACCTCCGTCGCAGTCGGGTGCGCGCTTCAACCACCCGGCTTCCCGGAACGCCGCCTTCGCGGCCTCCGTGAATACCTCCGCGAAGCGGGCGCGATCGTCTTCCGCGAGCGGACGGATGATGCCGGTGGGCCGGAGTGCAGCGTCGAGTGTGACGATGTCGTCCTTGGCGAGCGAAAGCTCAGGGCTGTCCTCAGTCAGAATGATGGCGCGAGTGACCTCCGCGACCTGCCCGTCCGTCCACGGGCGTCCTTCGAGGATCGCGCGGGTGCGCGCCTTCGCGGCGTTACGGCCGGCCGTACTCACGCCACACCCGCCGGGTAGGGCGCCGCCTCGACCAACCGAGGGACACGCGGCGCGCGGTCGGTCGCGTCATGCACCCACTCGATATCGAGATCCTCGGGCCCGCGCGGCTCGTCCGCGCGCGTGTCGAGGATGCGCCGGGCGGGGCAGCCGCGGCACTGCTGGTAGTCATAGCGGCCGTTCCCGGTCTCGTGGCGCCAGCTGTGGAGGTGGAACCGCCCGCCTGCCAGCGCCTGCCCGATCGCCACCGGCGCGCGGTTGATCCCGGCGCTCATGCCGCCACCAGCCGGCCGAGGTCCTGAAGCTCGAGCGCACTGCGGGTCCAGATCCCGTCGACGTCGTCGTCGGTCACCTGCGTGTTGCCGCGGCTGGTCGCGACGTTCATGGCGGCGATCGCCGCATTCCCGATGTGGAGCGGGTACTGCTGTCCATTCTCTCCGAGGCGCCGCTCCAGCATGACCAGCGCGTCCGGCGTGAACACGCGCTCCACGTGCGCGCCGACCAGGCGGAAGCGGCTGGCCAGGTACGGCGCGACCTCGCCATCCAGCGGGTCGAGGCGCACCAGGCTGCAGCGCTGGCTCACCTCGCGCAGCTCGTAGTTCTTTTCGCCGAGGCGATTGCCCAGCTCGGACTGGCCGGTGAGAATGATCCCGACCAGGCGCGCGAAGCCGCTGCGCATCTCCCAGATGCGCTTCAGGTCCTTGAGCGTGTTGGTCGGGATCTCGTGCGCCTCGTCGATCAGCAGCACGGTGCGGTGCCCCGCGCGGTAGCGCTCCGACAGAACGCGCTCGGCGCAGCTGTCGCGCTCGTTCGCGCTGCTCGGCGGGCGCGTGGCGCCGTCCGTCACCTGCCGGATGATTTCCGAGGTGAGGTGCGTGGCGTTCAGCTTCCGCCACTCGATCACTCGCGGGCGGACCACCGTCATCTGCATGCCGGTGCCGCTGGCGAGGTGGAGCGCCAGCTCGAGCGTGATGTTCTTCCCCGAGCCCGACTCGCCGTACACCGCGACGAACGCGGAGCGGCGAATCGCCTCCTGCATGGCAGCGGCGGCGTTCTGCTGCGCACGGCTGACGTAGATCTCGCTGAACCGCGGACCGTCCCGGCCCTGCAGCGCCTCGTCGTCGAACGGATTGTCGGGCAGCTTGAAAAGGCGTTGCGCGGCGCTGGACAGCGTCTGTCGGTGGAGCATGGCGCTCTCCCCTTGTGTGCGTGTCGTGGTGCCCGGTACGGCCGGCGCGGCGGCCGGCTTCCAGAAGTCGCGCGGGACCGGGCGCCCGCTCTTCTGCTTCCAGCACTGCTCGACCTGCTTGCGGATCCCCGCCGGCTCCGGCTCCAGCTTCCCGTTCAGCAGCCGCGACCAGGTCGAGGAGCTGCGGCCGTGCGCGGCCACCAGGGCGGCCAGGCTGACCTTGGCCTCGCGCAGGTAGTCGTGGGCGCGGTACATCAGCCGCGAACCGGGGCGGGACGGAACGCAACGAGAAGGCGGTCCGCGATCTCCTCGAGCTCGTCGTCGTCGTTCACGACGACGAAGCCCTCTCGAAGCAGATCGTTCAGAACGTCAATCAGCGCCGCGCGCCTTGCACCGGTCGTGTTGGAGGCGGGCGGCTTGGGCGGGACCGTCTCTTCCCGGAGCTCGAAGCGCTGGCGCAGCGCGATCAGTCCCGTCGCGGGGTCCGCGCACTCCACCACGATCGACACGGGCTGGGCCTTCATGCGATCTCCCCGCGGTAGAAGGTCGGGATCTCAGCCCCCGAGCGGACGTCCTTGATGAGCTGCGGCAGCTGGCCGTGGAACTCGGCACGCTGGCGCTCCTGCGCCGCGAGGTAGGCGTCGACCAGGCGCTGCGCGGCGCGCGCGCAGAGCGGGCACAGCAGGCCGATGTCGCGGTGCCGGACCGGCGGGGCGGCGGCGGCGCCCGGCACGATCGGGTCTCCGCAGCAGCCGCACTTCTGCGTGGGCATGTCGTGCCCGGTGACCCCGGCGAACTGCGACGGGCGCAGCGTGGCGTTGAACGGCGCCGGCACGGCCGGGGCGGGCGGCAGGGGGAGTACCCGATGGGCGGAACCAGGCGGTGTGTGCATCACGCAATCCGGAGCTTGGGTGCGGCGATGGTCGCGTCCGCGTCGGTGCGGAGCGCGATGATGAACTGGTCGAGCTCGGCCTCGGAGAGCTCGCCGCGCCCGGCGAGCACCGCGTTGAGCTGCGCCAGGTGGTCGGGCGCGGGCGGCCGTGCGAAGAGGCCCTGCGCCTGCAGCCGGTCGATCGCCATCCCCCGCCGGACCATACGGGGCGCAAGCGCAGCGATGGTGAGCGGGTGCTGCGTGGCCGCGGGTTGGATCGCGTAGACCCGCGGGTCCTTCGCGTTCTTGTGGCCCCACACCTCGTGCACGACCGGCTTGTACGCGGTGATGTCGGTCGCGAGCGCCTTCTCGCGCTCCTCGACCGCCTTGGGCTTTGGCGCCGCCTTGTACTCGCCGGCGACGTCGGGCTGATACAGCGTGGTGATGGTGTGCGCCTGGCCGTCGACCAGCACCTCCACCAGGGACGGGTCCTCGCGCCAGAACCGGATCTGCAGCTTCTGCGTGCGGTCGAGGTCGACGAACGGCGCCCGCATCGGCAGCTGGAACGTCCGGCTGCCGTGGCGGCTCCCGAAGTTCACGCGGATGGTGAGGGCTGCGCTCACGCGTGCCTCGGCCTCGCTCGCGGAGCTCGCGCGGATCACCTCGGCCTCGGGGCAGGCGCGCACCACGGCGGTCGCGATCCAGCGCTCGAACGACGCCTGACCGCCGAGGGAGCGGCGGACCACGTTGTTCTCGTGGAGAAGGAACTCCGCGAAGACGCCGTTCATCCGGTCAAGCGACGTGAACGGCTGGGCCTTGGTGAAGGCCTCGAACCTCTGAACCGTCTGGATCCCGCGCTCGACCTTGCCCTTGGCCTGCGCGTTGATCCACTCCTCGGTCGAGCGCTCGGTCTTCTTGTGCTCGATCCCGAGCGCCTGCATCAGCGACACCCACTCCAGCGCCTTCACGGCCGAGTCGTTGTCGGTGTAGAGGCGCTCCGGGACGCCGCACGCGGGCCAGACCACCTGGTCAGCGCGCTCCGCGGGCAGCTGCGAGTAGATGTCCGGCAGCGCTCCGCCGCGGCGCAGGATGGACTCCCGAACCAACCGGCCGAAGCTGCCGGAGAGCATGGCCGCGACGAGCACGTTGATCCACGCGCGCGCCGTCATGCTGGTGGTGAACTGCCCGAACTTGACCCGCGAGTGGTCGTCAATGATCAGCAGGAGGTACAGCTTGGTGGTGGTGTCCTCCTTGTTCTTGCTGGTCGAGACCCGGCTCTTGATCCCGACCGCGCCGCCCGTGCGCAGGTAGTACTGCGCCGCGGTGGTGGCGTCCATCTGCCAGAGGTAGTTGGCGTAGGGCGCTTCCCAGCGCCGGTGGATACGGCGGTCGACGTCCCGGTCCAGACTGCTGAACCCGGCCGCGTCCAGGTGGCGGCGGATCGTGGCCAGGCTCACCTCGAGTTCGGGCTGGCCCGCCTTGGCCCGATGGGTGTTGACCCAGTCCAGCGCGTACTCCGGCGTGCATTGGGTCTGGACGATCATCGCCTTGATGATCTCCAGCGACGCGGCGAAGTCCGCGTCCCGGATGCTGCCGGCGTCGCTTCTGCGCTTGCGGGCGCGGGGGGTGGCGCCCTGGATCGCGCGGTAGATGGTCGCGTCGCTCACGCCATGCAGGCGGGCGACGGACTGGACCCACGGCCGCAGCGAGCCGCCGGTGTGGCGCGCGGCCTCCTGGCGCAGCTGCAGCATTTCGGGTTCGGAGAGGGAGCGGGCGGCGGGCATAAGGATCTTCAGCCCACCTTGGCCACGGGGACGCCCGGGACGTGACGGCTCACCATGATGTGCTCGCCCGTCCCGCTCTGCGGGCACTCGCCCGAGCGGACGGCGAGCTCGCCGAACGGCGCCCCGCACAGCACGCACTCGGTGCGGTCCGGCTGCTGACGGGGAAGAACGACCATGCTGCCGCGCAGCGGCCGTCCAGCCTGGGTGGCGATGACGATCATTCGGCGGCCTCCAGCTCCCGGATCGCGCGACGGATCGCATACTCCTCGTCAATGCAGCACGGGTTGCTGCAGAGCCCTCCCAGGATATCGTCGCAATCGTCGTGGCTCGGTGCGGCGTCGTCGCTGCCGCAGATTCGGCAGGTGAGCGGCTCGGCCGCGTCTTTGCTCTCCGGCTCCGCGTAGCGCGGAAGGAAGGCGGGGTCCAGCTCCCCCGTGGTGCGGTCCAGGTGGCGGACGATGCCCGTGATGTCGTGGGCGAAGTCAAACTCGGAGGCGACGGCGAGCTCGCGCAGGCGAAGCGGGATCGCGGCGTGCACGCAGCTCAGGTCCATTTCCAGCGACTGGCGGTCGAGCTCGGGCACCGCAGCAATGGCGCGGTCCACGATGAGCGCGACCGCCGCCTTCTCGGTCGGCGTGAATCGGGCGAAGCGGATCACGCGTCCTCCTCGTCTTCGAGGGGAACCGCGGCGATGGCCGCGGCGTAGTCCAGCGCCTCCCCGGAGGTGGGGGGCGCGGCGGCGGCGTCCTCGTGCATCCCGCCGGCGAGGCGGATCAGGCGCGAGAACACCACCTGCAGCGGCCGCAGGAAGCCGCGCAGGATCTGCGGGTCCGCCATCGTCTCCTCGGCTTCCTGCACGATCCCGCCGAGGTGGGTGGTCACCTGCATCAGACGGAACGCGAGCGGGTCGACGTCCTGCTCGGTGACCAGCTGGCCGCGCAGCACGTCGAGGGATGCGTTCAGCGCGCGCAGCCGCTCGTTGTCGTTCTCCCCTTCCGCGATCCTCGACTGCAGCTCGTCGAGCTTCCGGATCGCGTTCTGCAGCTTCTCGTCGCTCGCCTGCCGCGCGGACTCGGCCGCCTTGCGGTCGGCGCGCTCGGTGGCCAGCACGCCGGCGAAGACCTCCGCCACCTGCGCCCGGTCGTCCATCGGGATCACCCGCTCACCGAGCACCAGGCTCTCGCCGTCGGCCGCGAGCCGCGGCAGGTCGTCGGCGGGCAGCGCGCGCAGCTGGCGGAAGTCGCCGCGCGTGAGCCCCGCGAACTTGGCCGCCGCGAACATCCGCTCGCCGAGCTGTTCCAAGGTCGCCAGCTCTTCCTCCACCGCGTTGCTGCTCTTCCCGAGGAACACGCGGCAGTAGGTGTCGAACGTGTGCGGCTTGCCGCCGGGTTGGACTGCCTTGCGGTAGAGCTTCTGCTCGCGCACGTCGCGGACGATGCCCAGGCGCGCGGCCCGCGCGAGGCACTCGCCCAGCTCCAGCCCCGCCGGTGAGCCGAGGGCCCGGATGTCGTCGGCGGTCAGCGCCTCGGCGGCCGTGGCGGGCAAGCCGTCCTCCTCCGCCTCCGGCCCGTCGGCCCAACGGGCCACCGCCAGCGCCACGCGGGCACGGTCCCGCTCTGTAAGCTTCTCCAACTCATCGGGCGTGAGCTCGTCGTCGACCGCGCGCGCCTTCGTTCCCTTGGGCTTCATCAGCAGGCTCCCGGGTGTCGCATGGCGATGATCTCGTCCAGCCTCGCGCCGCCCCGACGCATCGAGTCGACGTACTCCTTCGTGATCTGCAGGACGTAGTCGGCGGGGATCCTGCCCTCCGCGATCAGTCGCTCGTCGGTCGCGCGCCAGCGATCGCTGACGTCGAACGACTTCATCCGCTCGGCGAGCTGGCCCGCAATGTCGCCGTGATGGATCACGAGCTCCCGCACGACGGCGCGCAGCGCGGCGACTTCGTCCTTGAGGTCGCCCACACGCCACGCGAGGTACTCCTCGTGGCCGCTTCCGGCGGCTATCGGTTGGGGAGAAAGCTGAGCATCCATGCTGGTTCCCTCGCGTTGGGATAGCCGCCGCGGCGGCTATCGGGGTGGTCACGAACGCTGGTCGCCGTCGTCTTCGCCGTACAACCAGGGATTCTCCAGGGTCTCGGTGTTCCTCGCGGATCCGAGGAAGATTTCGAGCTCGTCAGGGTTGGCGATGATCCAGAGCAGCACCTCGACGCCCAACTCGGGCGGGAGCGTCCCGTCGATCAACGCCGCGATCCGCTCGTCGGGGGAGAGAGCGGCGAACCGCTCCGACGTCCACGCCTTGTTCTCGGCGGGCCCATCGCGGGAGGCGGAGAGCGCGCCGGCCGCCCACCGGAGCGCGACCAGCGCCAGCGCAAAACCGGCGGCGAGTCCGGCGAGCGCCACGACCACGGCATCGGCGGTTCGTTCATTCATCTGTGTGTTGACTCCCATGTTTGGTGTTGGGTGGGCGCCCGCCTCCGGGCTGGCAGATTCGACGGGTGCTTTTTCTCGCGTTCGCGCGGTCCTGCGATCTCGGCCGGCAGGGTCACTCCCAGCGTGCGCGCGCGGTCCTCGATCACGGCCCAGATGCTCGCGAGAGTGAAGGGGTTCGTGAGCTTGCCGTCGAAGTACTTCCAGACGGCGGCCCGCGAGATCGGCCCGCCGCGGTAGCCCACCGCAAGCGCTCCGATCTCCGCGACCGTCAGGTCGAGGTCGATGAGGAGTTTCTTGATTTCGCTCCGCTGCATCTGTAGGTTGCGCCCGGGTTGATTGGTTACGTTCGTAACCTGACGCGCAATTTACGCGCAATATAACCCGCGTCAAGGGTTAACTTGTCGCTTCTTCCCCCTTGTGGATCTCTGGCGGTGTCCGTCTCATCACGTTGGCCCTCGCTGCGTCAGCAGTTGCTGGAGAAGGTCGCGACCGACGGTCGTGCGCCTGGTACGATTGCGCGCGAGATAGGAATCTCGCGCGGTGCTCTCGGCGGGATTTTGAAGGGTGAGACGGCTGAACCTTACGCCTCTGTTACGCGCAAGATTGCGCGTTGGGTAGGTGGTGCCGGGGGGGATGCAGAAGGAACCGGCGACCTAGACGCGCTTCTCGCGGCGTTTGCGAGTGAGGGGCGTAATGGTCTGGAGACCCTGCTCCGCGATCTGATGGCCGACGTTCAAGACGTTCGGCTGCAGCGTAAGGTCGTGTTCACGGTCCTTACTGCCTTGGAAAGAGCCGCGTTGGATGCTGGTCGGCCAATCAGTCCTGCGCTCCTCGATCTGAAGAAGAGGTTGCTCAGTGCGCCTGCTGCAGACGCGACAAAGTAGGCGCGCAGGGACACTGGCGGTCAGACGGTAAGCGCTGTTACAGTCCTCTACTCGCTCGACCCGGGCCCCCCACCTTTTTAGCAAGTTTTCACCGATGCCGTTGAGACCCGCCCCGCCTTCCCCTGAACAGTCGAGCCGAGAGGCCCAGGAGTTTCCCCTGCGCGAGGTCTTGGATCGACTACGCGATGAACTCCCGGCGCGGACCGCTTCAAGCTTTATACAGGCCCTGCGCGCGGCCTTCGATGTCGCGACCAATTGTGCGTTAAGCGTTACATCGGGGGATGAGGGGAGTCGACTACACGGGGTTCGCGCCTGGCTGCGTGCGATTAGAGACCCGGTCGGTGGGCACCTCGAGGTTTCGCACGCATGCACGTCCATCGCTGCGTGGTCTGAATTTCGGGGCTTCTACCACACGGCTTTCGCGTTCTCGTGTGCGGCGGCGTACCTCGCGCCAGCCAATGCGCGCGCTGCAATTCGAGCAGGACGGAGTTCCCGGCTCATAAGCGATAGTGATACTGCATACCGTTGGGCGGCTCGGGGCATCGCCCTAAGCCGCGCCAAACGGGACGCTGAGTCGCTAGCGCTCGCGTACTCGTCGTTCGGCAATCATAAGTACAACACCGGCGCGTTCCCCGAGGCGAGGCGGCTCCACCGGAGGTGCCTGCGTGTGGCGCGGCGATTCGGATTCCGAACGCTGGAAGCAAACGCCAGCCACGACCTCTTCTGCGTTGAAGTCGCTACCGGCAACCATACTACCGCAGTCCATTATGCGGCTGCCGCTCTTTCTCTCTATGGCTCAACTCATCCTGGTATTCTTCGGCTCGCGCGAGATGTAAGCTGGATGTTCCTCGAGACGGGGCAGTTCGCATCGGCGCTCGAAGTGGATCGGTCGTTGCTCCAATTCGCACAGACGCCTGAGGACCAGATCACGCTCTGGTCTGGCATTGCGCGGGCGGCCGGGGAGACGGGAAACGCAGAACTGTTCGACCAGGCGCGGATTGCCTTGGCCGATGTGTTTGATTCGTCGGGCTACGATCTTCCGATCAGTTCCCGTGCATACTGCTGTCTCAGCCGCGGCGCAGCCGCACTTGGGAGGGTTGACGAGGCGTATGAAGCGGCACGCACCGCGTTGGCTCTGGCGGAACTGCGCCACGAAGGCGCGGTCGTCTTTGAGGCAGAGACCCTTGTCGGCTTCCTCTTGAGCTCACAGCGATCTAGGGGGGCCGGAGCAGACACGGAGGAGAGCAGCGATCTTGTGCACCCGATTGCTCGGCGCTGCGCTGCGGCTGTCGCGACGTTGGGGGCCGCAGGCTGATTGGTCGCGGCTTCCTGCGAGCCCCCTTCGTTTCGGCGCTTTTACTTCGTAGAGGTGGTGTCCGCACCCCCGTACAACGTGTTGGTGCAGCTGACGGTCGGGGACGGAATGCACGTGAAGTTCCCCGACCCGGAGGCGCCCCCGCCGCCGGTGCCGTCACCGCGAATCTGAATTGTCGGCACGCGCTCGGGCCCGGTTGCATCTCGTGCGCACGCAGCAATCGCGATACACGCTGCTGCAGCGGCGAAAAGTCTGACGTGTCTCATTGGGTGCCTTTCCGAGGGAAGGTTGGTGTGTGGGGGTAAATAGGGCCGGGGTTCCCGCCCCGGGCCCTAGGAAATGACCCGGGTCGTATAGAGCGACCGGGCCACGGGGTAGACGAGGCGAGGGTGAAAAATGAAACAGCCAAGTTCGGTGTTTTCGATGGTTCCGGTGCTGTTGCTCACCATCGTTGCTGCAGCGTGCTCGCGACGGGAGGAGCCCTCGTTCGAGAAGCTTCGCGCGGACTACGTTGCCGCTTCGAACGACCCAGCCGTCCCTGAGCTCATGAAAGATTCCGCGCGGTACGTTCTCATTGATCGAGGACTGGATTCGGCTAATGCGCTTCTTCGCGCCGACCCGTCTCAGCGTCAGCGCGTCCGGCTTCTGTTAGGGTTGCTACCAGACGCGCTTGATCTGGATCAGGCCGCGCGTGTGGGTTCGGTGAGCGCACGCGCTGCCGAACCGGCTGTGCTTGCCAGCGCTCCCGCGCAACCGGAGCCGGATGTATCGGCCGCAGCCGATAGTTGTGGCGCGTCGCGGTCTCGCAGAGCGAAGGTGAAACAGTGGCTGGCCCACGGGTGGACTCCCTCGACCGTTGCGTCCATCGTGTGCCGGAAGGTCGAAATGGGGTTCGACGCAGAACAGGTTCTAGCTGCGTGGGGAAATCCCTCCTCGGCCACCGTCTCCAACATTCCAGGCGTTGGCTCGGTCGCCCAGCTTGGCTGGCGGCGGCGTTTCGTGTACCTCACCAACGACCGCGTCACAACGATTCAGTCGTTCTGAACGGGGCCTAGGCAAAACGTGCCGCCGCCGAATGGACCTCCCCCGTCGTCACCGAGGGGGAGCGCTACGGAGCACCAGACTGCGAAAATTGCCAGCGGTCTTGTCATCTCGGTGGTTTCTCCTCGAAGGGTTGCCCTAATGATGGTCTGAGATCCTGAATCAATGCAAGAGAAACCCACGCGACAATTGCGACAATTGCGACACCTGTCGCAAACGCATCCGATTAAAGTGGGGCCTGCCAAGCCGGCGCGGGCCCCACTTCGTTTTGTGTGCCGCCCCCCCCCCCGCGCTCAGTTCCCGCGCCCCCCTGCCGATGCCGAGCACCACGAAGAAGACCGCGAAGCCGCGCTTCCTGTCGCGCACCCGGCTGCTGGCCCTGTGCCGTCGGTTCGGGCGGGCGAAGCTGCTGTCGGGCCGCTACGAGCGGCAGTGGAAGGCGGCGCAGGCTGAGATCCTGGACGACCTCGCCGCGCGCGGCGTGGCGGACCTGCAGCTCGGCGACACGCGGATCGCGCGGGCCCAGCAGAAGCCGACCGTGGTGGTGGACGGGGAGCGGCTGTGGGAGGACCTGACGCCGGAGCAGAGGCCGCTGGCGTTCGACGTGTGGCTGGACCTGAACCATCTGCCGCCCGAGGTGCGCGAGCGGATCCAGGCGGCGCTGCCGGACGAGGTCAAGGCGTCGATCGAGGTGCGCGACCTGGACCCGGTGGGGCTCAAGGCGGCCGTCGCGGCCGGACGGATCGACGCGCAGGTGGTCGAGCGCCACACGACGACGGAGAAGGAGAAGGCGCCCTACGTGGTGATCACCAACCCGCCGGCGCAGTAAGGCCCGCGCCGGCCGAACCGATCCGCAGGAAACCAACCGACCCGGGAGCCCACCCGCTTCATGCTGAGCACCGAGATGCAGTCCGTGTTCTTCTCCCGCCTGGACGAGGGGGTAGCCATCCTGGCGACCGTGATCCGCGATGTCGCGCGGATGCGGACCGACGGACGCGAGCGCGGCCGGGACGCGAAGACGGCGCTGGAGTATGCGTTCCAGCAGATCGAGGGGATGATCGCCGACGAGCGCGACGCGCGCTCCAGCCGCGAGACGCGCATCGAGCGGATCCAGTCCACCGTCGACGAGGTGCTGGGGCACATCACCGAGCTGAAGCGGGAGGAGCGCGCCGGCCGCGTGAAGCGCGCGCACCTCGAGCTGGACCGACGCGAGGTGGACCTCGAGGCGCTCGACGAAGAGATCCGCATCGGGATCGACAAGCTGCAGCGGGTCTGAGGCGAAGGGGATGCCTCCCGACCGGCTGCTGCTTTGGGAGCGCCTGCTCCAGTCTCCCGTCGCCGCGCTGCTCCTGCTGCTGGTGGGCTACGGCGTGCTGGGCCGGGTGATCTGGGTGCTCTGGCGCCGCAATCAGGAGCAGCAGGAGGCGATCGTCCGCCTGCTCTCCGCGAACAATCACTTCGGTACCGCGATCACGCACGTCCACGACCTGGTCACCCTCGCTCAGACACTGGCCCATGCCCCCGATCCCTCTGCTCCGCGCGATTGAAGCCAAGGTGATGCATCTCCGGCTGGAGCTCGCGGCGCATGACGCGGCGGTGATGGTGGCCACGCGGCGGGCGGCGGCGACGGACCGGGCGGCCGCGGCGCTGCTGCTCTCGGCGGGCGCCCGCCCGGCGGCCTGACGCGGGGAGGCCCGAGGTGGCGCACACCCCGGCGGCCCGTGCGCGGGCCGAGCGGCTGTACCTGGACGGGCACCCGTACCACGTGATCGAGCAGCGCACCCGCGTGCCGGTGAGCACGCTCAAGCGCTGGGCCAAGAAGCGCGGGTGGCGGCAGAAGCGGGAGCGCCTGGCGGGGCTCGAGCTGAAGAGCATGAACCTGCTGGACGAGGTGCTCGACGCCGCGGCCGAGTCGCGGGATCCGCAGCAGGTGTTCGCGGCGAGCAAGGCGGCCCGCCTGGCGGGCGTGGACCGGCCGACGGCGCCGGCGCCGAGCGCGGCCACGATGGCCAGGGCGATGGTGAAGATGTTCGACCGGGATCCGGAGCTCGGACCGATCATGCGGCGCAGGCGCGCCCAGCTGGTCCAGCAGATCGCAGAGGAAGCGGAGCGAATGGAGGTGGGCGCGTGAACGAGGTCAGCATCGCGATGGGGGGTCTCAGCCGGCGGATCCTGCTCCGGGTGCCGAAGCGCTCCAACGCGCGTGCGCGCACGCACGAGGCCCCGGCGATCGGGATACCGATCGTGGACCGTTGCGCAAGGGTTGCGGCGGCCCGTGGGAGCGCGAAGGCCGGGGGGGCGCACCATCCGGACCTCCGGACCCCGCGTTCGGGGCTCTGAGCGCGATTTCGGACGAATGCCCTCCGCCCCCCTCGGCAGCGGTTTCTACGGCCGCGCGTACCCCGGCCTCGCCGACGAGCTCAGCGAGCTGGTCGGCGAGCCGGAGCTGGTTCCGCCGGACGCCGACGAGGCGGAGCTCGAGGCGCACCTCGCCGCCGCCCGCGGGTTCCTCGGTCTCCCCCCGGGCGCCGAGCGCGAGGAGATCCAGCAGGCATTCGCGCGGACCGGCGGGTTTGCCGCGTTCCGGGAGTTCTTCTTCCCGCACCTGCACGCCAACGAGGCCGGCGAGCCGGTGCCCGGTCCCCGCTTCCAGGACGAGCTGGTCGCGGCGCTGGACGCGCTGATCCGGAGCGCGCGAGCGGCGGAGGAAGTTCGGGCCTGCCCGCGCGAGCACGGCAAGTCGGTGGTCGCCTCGCTGGAGCTGCCGATCTACGCGCTGGCGAACCGGATCCGGATGTTCGGCTTCTGGTTTTCCAACACCGCCGACCAGGCGTTCGCCATCGTCGAGGACGTCCGCGCCGAGGTCGACGGCAACGAGCGGCTCCGCGCGGTCTACCCGGAGTTCTGCACGTTCGAAGGGTCGCCGAGCCGTCGGCGGTTGTGGTTCGGGAACGGCGCCACGCTGATGGCGGGCGGCAAAGGCAAGAGCGTCCGCGGCGTCCGTCGAGGGAAGTTCCGCCCCGACCTCCTCGGTCTGGACGACATCGACAAGGACAGCGAAGTCGAGAACAAGAAGCTCCGCGAGAGGCTGATGCGCTGGTACCACAGGGTCGTCAAGAAGCTGGGCCGGTCGGCCGTCACCATCGTCGTGGGAACGATCCTGCACGCAGCGGGCTTCCTCGCGTCGCTGATCGGCGGACGAAACCACCTGGTCTACAGGGCGATCGCCGTATACCCCGCGGAGCTCGGGGGACTGTGGGCGCGCTGGGAGGCGATCTACCACGACCGCTCGATCGGCACCCGGGGTCGGCAGCATCTTCGTGCGCGTCGATCCCTGAACCGCACGTCCGCGATAGTCCGGCGACGGATCGCACCCCGGTTCCGGCACACGAGCCGGGAGGCGGCAGCGTTCGCGTTCTACCAGGCGAACCGCACCGCGATGGACGCGGGCGCGGAGCTCCAGTGGCCGGAGCGGTTCACGCTGTACGAGCTGATGCGCGAACGGGCCGACGACCTCCCGAGCTTCCTGAGCGAGCGACAGAACGAGCCGTTCGACCCCGCCGCGAACTGGTTCCCCGAGGATAAGCTGGTCTTCGTCGACGGCAGCGATAAGCCCGCGGCCGACCAGGTGGTGTTCAGCGTGGGGATGTGGGACCCGAGCCGCGGTACCACGAAGAGCGACACCTCCGCCGTGCCCCGGTTGGACGTGCTCCGCGACGGCCGCCGGTTTGTGAGCTGGGGGCTGTGCGAGCGCACGCCGCCCGAGGAGGTGATCGAGACCATCATCGGCAAGCACAAGATCCACCCGTTCAATGTGGTCGGCGTGGAGAAGGTGGGCCTCAGCAGCTACGACGCCGACCTGCAGCGCGTGGCGCGGGAGCAGCACCAGGCGCTGCCCGTCCAGCCGGTCACGCCGGTGGGCGAGAAGCACGGCCGCATCAAGTCGATGCGCCCGCTGGTGGTGTCGGGCGGGTTGTTCTTCGCGGCGGACCTCCCGCTCGAGGCGGTAGTGCAGCTGAGAAACTACCCCCAGCATCCCAACGACGACTTCTGGGACGCGGTCCAGCAGGCGAACACGCTGGCCGACGAGTACATGCACGAGGTGTCGCCCGCCGGCGCCACCGCGGAGCCCGATCAGGAGAGCGGCCGAATCGAAGTCGCCAGCGTCTTCGGCGACGAGCCGCCGCCTCGCTTCGCGAGCCGTGGCTGGATGCGGGAGCGGTTGGGCTCCGTGTTCGGAGGGTGGAGCTGATGGCGGGCCTGCTCACCGGCGCACTGGTGCGCCAGCGCCAGCAGCTCCTCGAGGGGTTCCGGCTGGCGGACGCAGCCGCGGCGGAGCGTGCGTCCGCCGAGGTGCCGCTGCGCGAGGCGGCGGGGCGGCAGGGCGAGGACGTCGCGTTCCGCCCGATCACGGCGGACGCGCGGCGCGAGCTCTCGCCGCTCACGATCGACCGGATGCACGAGATCGCGAGCTACCTCTACCTGCACAACCCGATCGCCCGGCGGCTGATCGCGCTGATCCGGGAGTGGGTCGTGGGCGAGGGCGTGTCGGTCCACAGCGGCAACGAGCTCACGCAGGCGTACCTGCTGGACCACTGGACCTCGCGGTCCGCCGGCTGGCAGCTGCGGATCGAACAGCGGTGCGGAGAGCTGTGGCTCTTTGGGGAGCAGTGCTGGCCGGTGTGGTGGAACCAGTTCAACGGGCAGGCGCGCCTCGGCGTCCTGGACACCCGCCGCATCGGGTACGTCGTGGTCGACCCCGAGAACGTCCTCACCCCGATCGGCATCGTCACGAAGTCCCTGGCGGGCATTCCCGAGCGGCGCATCCGCCTGGTGCGCCGCGACGACGACGTGCTGAGCGAAGCCGGCGACCGGGAGCTCGCGACGTTCAACGACGGCGAGGCCTTCTTCTTCACCGTCAACAACCTCTCCACCACCACCCGCGGGGTGAGCGAGCTGTTCCACCTGGCCGACAGCATCGACGGCTACGAGCAGCTGCTCTACTCGATCCTGCGGCAGGAGCAGATCGCGTCGAACTACATCTTCGACGTGACGCTGGACGGGCTCGACCAGAAGGGGATTGACGCCTGGCTCAAGGACCGCCGCCCCCCGCGCCCACTCTCGATCCGCGCCCACAACGAGAAGGAGAAGTGGGAGCTCGCGGGCCCGAAGATGGATACGGCGGCCAGCCGGGCCGAGACCGCGCGCCTGCAGCGCAACCACGTCCTCGGCGGGGCCGGCGTGCCGGAGCACTACTACGGCGGCGGCGGCGACGTGAACCGCGCGGCGGCCGCGGAGATGGGCGGCCCGTTCGAGAAGGCGATGACGGCGCGGCAGCTGACGTTCCGGCGGGTGATCGAGGACGTGCTCGTCGCGCAGGTGGAGAGCGGCATCCGGTGCGGCGCGCTGCGCGAGGCCGACGACGTCCGCGACCTGCGCGTGGGCATGCCGGACCTCTCTACCCGTGACCTCTCCCGGGTGGGTGCGGCGATGGCCGCGTTCGCTGCGTCGCTCGCGCAGGGGATGGAGCAGGGGCTGGTCGACCGCAACACCGCCGGGCGCGTGCTGGCGAGCCTGTTCAGCCAGGCCGGCGTAGAGGTCGACCCTGCCGACATGCTGACGAAGGCGGACGCGGAGCGGACCACGTCGCTCGCCGACCAGGTGAGCGCGGACCTCGCGAAGCGCCAGGCGGCTGCGTGACGCCGGCGGAGCGCAGGCGCGCCTTCCAGGCGTCGGTCCGCGCCGAGCTCAAGGGCCGGGAGGCCGCACTGGCGGCGGACGCGTCGCGGCTTCTCGGCACGCTGGTCGAGCTTCAGGCTTCGCTGCTGGAGCGCCTGCGCGCGGCTCACATCTCCGAGTTCGACCAGGTCCACCTTCCCCGCCTGCTGGCGGAGCTGGACCGGCAGGTCGAGCGGTGGGTGGGCAAGGCCGGCGGGGTGATCGGAGCTGCCGTGGAGTCCGCGTGGGAGCGCGGGCCCCGTCTGGTCGAATCGCCGCTCTCCTCGATCGGCTTCCACGCCGGCCGTCTGCTCCTGCCGAACTCGCTCCTCGACGAGCTCAAGGGCGACGTCGGTTCGCGGATCTCCCGGATCGGCAGTGCCGCGAAGGCGCGGATCGCCGGGCACGTGCGGCTCGTGGTGCTGGGCGGGAACGCACCGGGCGACGCGATGGCGGCGATCGGCGCCGAGCTGGAAGGCGGGGGCGGAGGGCCGCTGCTAGCGACAACGCGGCTCCGGTCCGAGACGATCCTGCGCACCGAAGGCGGTCGAGCCTACTCGGAGGCCGGGCAGCGGCGGCTAAGGGACGCGTCGCACCACCTGCCGGCGCTGCGCAAGAAGTGGGTGCGCGGCAAGGGTCGCCCGAACCACGCGATCGGCGGGCAGGTGCGGGAGATCGAGCAGCCGTTCACGCTGGTGAACGGGACCGAGCTGATGTACCCGCGGGATGCAGGCGCCCCCGTGGGCGAGGTGGCGAACTGCGCCTGCCAGAGCGTGCCGCACATGGCAAGCTGGTGAAAATCCACGAACCACGGAGAAAGCAAGGATGAGCACCGAAACGGAAACCCAGAACGCCGGCCCGGCCGCAACGACCCCTCCCGTCACCGCGAAGCAGGAGGACGACGAGATCCCGGACAGGCTGCTCCGCCTGGTGAGGCGCCAGGTGGGGAAGAAGATGGAGCGCGTCGAGCGCGCGGACGTGCTCGGCTGGAAGGAGTACGCCGACCAGGTGGTGGTCGTCACAACCGATGGCCAGAAGCTTGTCGGGAAGAAGGCCTGAGATGGCCACTTTCACCCGGCGGAAGCGCCGCGCCCAGGTCGTCAGGCTCACCGAGGCGGATGCGGGGACTGGAACGACCGCGTTCACCCTCGCGCTCGAGGACCAGGCGGGCGCCGTCCGCGACGCGATCTGGGACCGCAATCGCCTCGAGCTCCTGGACGAGCAGCGCTGGCTGCTGATCAACGTCTACCTCGAGTTCGCGGTGGTGCGCTGCGGGGTGCGCTGGTTCAAGGTGCCCTACACGATCGGCGCGGACGGCGTGATCGCGTTCGGCACCCCCGAGCAGGTGTCGATCGAGTTCGTCCCGGTGAAGCTGCAGGAGAGCTTCACGGCGAAGGCCGTGAGGATGGTCGAGTCCGACGGCGGCGCGGCCGAGCTGCAGGGGCTGCGCTGGGAGGTCGAGATCATCGTCCCCGGGTGGAGCGAGAACGGGGTGCACTACTCCCGCGAGGCGCTCCGCGAGGCGGTCAAGAAGTTCGAGGGCGCGCACGTCTACGTCCTCGACACCACCGACGGGCACGCCCCGGCCGAGCAGAAGACGCAGGACCGGATGGGCGGCTGGATCGACGGCGTGCAGCAGCAGGAGACCGGCGTGCTCACCGGGACGCTGCACTTCCTCCAGGAGGGCGTCGCCGCGCCCATGCGCCGCAAGCTGGTCGACGCCTGGAATCGTGGGAAGCGCGACCTGTTCGGGCTGTCGGTGGACGTGCTTGGCAGGACGCGGCAGGGAACGCAGGGCGGCCGCAAGGGGCGGCTGTGCGAGGCGATCGTCGCGGTCAACAGCGTCGACGTCGTGTTGAGACCCGCCGCCGGCGGGAAGTTCACCCGGCTCGTGGCCAGCAGGGCCCCGGCCGGAACCACCCAGGAAGGAGGCCTGATGAAGCTGAAGGAGAGGCTCGTCCGGTTCCTGGAGGCCCGCCGGCCCGCGGCGCTCTCCGGGATCGACCGCGACGACGTGGAGGCGCTGGACGAGGCGCTCAACGAGGCGGAGCGCGCGGAGTTCTACGCGGAGCCGAAGCCGGCGAGCGCCGCGCCCGAGTCCCAGGCGGGTGCCGGCCAGCCGTCGGCGGCCGAGAAGGCGGAGACGCGCATCCTGGTGCGCGAGCGGCTCACCGAGTCGAAGCTCCCCGACGCCGTGCAGGCGCGGATCCGCAAGGACCTGGACGGGCAGGTGCTCACGGAGTCGCAGATCGACGATGCCATCAAGGCCGAGCGCGCCTACCTGGCCGCGCTGAACCCCGCGCGGCCGTCGGGCGGCGGACCGTCGAACGGCAACACCGCGGACGTGCACGTGGGTGCCGGCCGCGTGGAGAAGCTGCAGGCCGCGTGCGACAAGTACTTCGAACTGGACGTCGACGGCGCGCTCAAGGAAGTGAAGCCGCTGCGCGGCTTCCGCGAGCTGTACAACGAGGTCACCCTCGGCCATGACACGGACGTCAGCGGCGTGCTCCACGAGAGCGCGCGGACGGAGATGCTGCGCGAGGCGTTCACCACGACGACGCTGCCGGAGATCGTGGCAAACTCGATGAACCGCCGCATGGCCCGCGACTTCGCTGCGGTCAGCTACGGCGAGGAGCGGATCATCAGCGCGCGGCCGGCGGTGACCGACTTCCGCCAGCGCTCGGTGGTGCGCGTCGGGTACTTCCCCGACCTGGCGTCGGTGGACCTCAGCAACCCGGCCACGAACTACCCGGAGATCGCGACGTTCAGCGACGACGTGTCGACGTACACGCCGGGCACCAAGGGCAACCAGGTCACGATCACGCGCCCGATGATCAAGAACGACGACCTGGGCTTCTACGTGAAGCTGTCGTCGCGGTTCGGCCGCTCGGCCAAGCGCACGCTCGCGCGCGACGTGTGGAGCTTCGTCATCTCCAACCGAGTGCTCACGATCGACGGCAAGGCGCTGTTCCACACCGATCACGGGAACCTCGGGGTGGGCGCGCCCACGGTGGCCAACCTCACGGCCGCGAAGGCCGCGATGTTCCGGCAGAAGGAGCCGGACTCCAACGAGGTCCTCGGTCTCAAGCCGGTGTGTCTCTGCGTCCCCGAGGAGCTGTGGGCCACCGCGACGCAGATCAACCAGTCGATGATCGTGCCGGGCGGCAGCTTCGGCGACGCGAACCCCTTCTACCACTACTTCGGCGAGAAGAACGAGAACATCCACGTTCTCCCCTTCGCGACCGACACGAACAACTGGTACCTGTTCGGGGACCCGAACGAGCTGGAGATGGTGGAGGTGGGCTTCATGGACGGCAACGAGACGCCGCAGATCCTGGTCGCCGACCTGCCGGCCGTGGGCGCCATGTTCGACGGCGACCGCATCCGGATGCGCCTCCGCTACGAGTACGGCTGCGAGATGCTCAGCTGGGAAGGCTGCTACGGGGCCCTGGTGCCCTGACGCTGGCCGGGACGCCGGCAGCTCCGCCGGCGTCCCGGGGTTTCCTCACACCACAAGGACAGGTGCAATGCCCCGTATCCGCTCGACCCTCGCCTTCGCGGTCGCGCTGCTGCTGGCGGCGGCCGCGAGCCCCACGCGCGGCGTCGCCGCGCCCAGCACCAGCACCACCGGCCCGGCGCTTTCCGCCGCCGTGGCCGCGCCGCACCTGGTGCACGAGCTCGTGCCGGCCGCCACCCCGGCGGCCGTGGTCCCGGTGCACTCGACCACGCCGGCCGACGCGCCGGTCCCCCCGGAGCCGTCCCGCCGGCGCTCCCGCATCGCCAGCATCGACCCCGTCCTGCCTCCCGGCCACCGCGAGCTGCTCCGCGGCATCGCCGGCGTGGGCGCGTCTTCCAATCTCCGGTCCAGGCCGGGTCTCGCGTGGCACGTGAGGCAGCTGCTTCCGCTGACGTACCGCTCGCGCTACACCGACGGCTCCGGTCAGAGGCGCTACGCGGTCTGGCGGATGTGGATGGGCCGCGTGTTCGACTACGACGACGTGGCCCTCGCGCCGGCGTAGCCGATCGAAACCGGAAATACCGCCGGTGCGCCGCTTCGGAGGTGAGCGGCGCGCCGGCCTGATTCGCGGGGAGGCGATCGTGGCTTCGCACCGGGGACACCCATGGCCCCGGAACGTGCGGGTTCGACTCCCGCCCCCGCTATGGCGCCCGACCTTTTCAACCGGAAGCAAAGGAGACCACACGCATGCAGCAGCCGAGCATGGGCAGGATCGAGCTCCACCACGCGGCGAACACCTGGCACTGGCCGGAGCGGGCGTGAGCCTCACGCTGCTCCGGCCACGCGTCCGCGCCAACGTGCGCGACACCGGCGCGAGGCTGGTCGACCCGGCCGACTACGACGCCGCGCTGCAGGCGGCGGTCGCGGAGTACTCCGCGCGCCGTCCGCTCGAACGGGTGGCGGACGTCGCCGGCGACGGAGGATACGACTACCCGCTCCCCGACGGGTGGCCGGCCGTCGACCAGGTCGAGTACCCGGCGGGCGACCGGGTCCCGCGCGTCCTGGATGCGCTCGACTGGTCGGTCTACCGCCTGCCGGCCGGGCCGGTGCTGCGCTTCGCGAGCGCCACGCCCGGCGCGGGCGAGTCGATCCGGCTCACTCGGCGCGGCCTGCACGCGATCGACGCGGACAGCACGACGGTGCCGGCGGACGACTTCGAGGCGGTGGTCCGGCTCGCGAGCGCGGTGCTCTGCGAGCAGCTCGCGTCGATCTACTCCGACAACACGGCGCCCGCGTTCGGCGCCGACACCGTCGACCACAAGAGCCAGGCCTCCGAGTGGGCGGCGCGGGCCAAGCGGTTCAGGACGCTCGCCGCGGAGCTGCTCCCGGGCGACGCCGAGGACGGCCTGCAGCCAGCGTCGGGTACCGCGAGCTGGGCGGAGTCGGACACGGGGTGGTGGCCGCTCTCGCACCGGCCGCGGGGGTGACGGGTGGCCGGCATCGAGGTGCACGTCCGGGGCGGCGAGCTCGGGGACGCAGCGGCGGCGATCCCTGCCGCGCTGGAGCCCGCGATCGCGGAGATCGTGGCGCTGCTGGAAGCGCGGGTGAGGGAGGAGACGCCGCTCGGCGTCACGGCCCTCGCCCGCGGGTCCATCGCCGGCGAGGTGCACCGGATCGCGGGCGGCATCCCGATCGGCGTCGTGGGCTCGCCGCTGCCGTACCTGCGGGTGGTCAACGACGGCCGGCGCCCGGGGCAGAAGATGCCGATGCAGAAGGTCGGCGGAGAATTCCAGGCGCTGCCCGACCTGGTGCTCTGGGTCAAGCGCAAGCTGAAGGTCGAGTACTCCAACGTCCGGTCGCGCAAGACGCACCAGCGCAATGCGACCGACGACGAGGCGCTGGGCCTCGCCTTCGTGGTGGCGCGCGCGATCGGCAAGCGGGGGACGAAGCCGGTGGGGATGTTCGAGAAGGCCATCCGCTCGAGCGAGGCGACGATCGAGGCGATCCTCGACCGCGCCGGATACCAGATGGTGAAGAAGATCACGAGCCCCGGAGAGACCTGAGATGCCCAGCTACACCGATCGGGTGACCGAGATCGCGGACGCCGTGGCGCTGCTCCCCGGCGCCGGCGTGGTGCACAACCGCAGCCGCGCGGCGGCCCGGTGGGACGAGTTCGCGCAGCGGTTCGTCGACGGCGACGCGCGGATCAACGGTTGGCAGGTCTCCCGCCAGGCAGCGAAGCCGGACGAGGACCAGAAGTGGGTGGAGGTCTTCAGCCTGGTGAAGCTCCGCGCGGTGAACGACGGCGAGGCCTCCGACCTCGCGTTCCAGGAGGCGGTCGACGAGGCGGCCCGGGCGTTCGCGCCGCAGAACCCCGACGGGGTCCGGCTGAGCTTCGGCACCGTCGAGCTGGGGATGGTAGTCCACGTGCTCGAGGAGCGGCAGTTCGGTCCGTTCCTGTGCCACGTGGCCGAGTGCACGATCGAGGTCGCGTTCTACTACAGCATCCTCTGACACAGGAGAAAGCACACGTGACGCTGAGAAGCGAGGGCACCCTGGTGGTGGCGCGGGGCACCGTAACGGAGGAGGGGCCGTCGGGCTTCTCGCTCGATTCCCTGCAGCTGGTCCACCGCCCCTACTGCGTGGTCCGCGACGACGACCACGAGCCGACGGCGCTGCACTGCCTGCACTGCGACCTGCTGGTCACGGCCGCGCCGGGGCAGACGCTGCCGGCCGCATTCTACGAGCACCCCTGCAGCGACGAGCCCAGGGAGATCACCGAGGGCGGCCGCCGCGCGCGGGCGGCCCGCGCTGCCGCCGCACCCAGGAAGGGCGCCGCCGGCGCCGACGAACCGCAGACGAAGGAGAACTGACCGATGGCGAAGCTCAGGCTGCAGGGGCTGCTGGCGAAGGCCGAGACCAGCTACGGCGTCGACGCGACGCCGGTGCCCGGGACCGACGGCGTCCAGCTGGACGCCAACCTCTGGGGCTCGATCAAGGTCGAGCCGCTCGAGGCGAACGCGCGCGACGACGCGCACACCGGCAAGCTCGGCACCTTCGCGGGCGGCGCGCCGTCGGGGTGGTACGCGCAGGTGTCGCTCAAGGGCTGCTGGAAGGGCGCCGGCGTGGCCTACGGGCTGGCTGTGATGCCGGAGTACCAGGCGCTCCTGTCGGGGTGCGGCGTGGGGCTGGTGGCCACGACCACGGCCGGCAACGAGAAGTGGGTGGGCACGCTGCAGGACACGGCCTCGGCCACGTTCACCAGCCTTACGCTCTACGCCTACGCCGCCGGCACGCTCTTCAAGATCACCGGAGCGCTGGGCAAGCTGTCGTGGGACTTCCAGGCCGGGAAGTATGGCTTCTGGACGATGGACTTCACGGGCGTGGTGAGCACCGCCGGCGCGGTGAGCGACGCTGCGCTGCCGTCGATCACCTACCCGCGGATCGCCGTGCAGCCTCCGATCGGCGCCGGCGCCACGCTGTCGCTCAACGGAGTCGGCGTGCCCTGGAAGAGCTTCACCGGCGACACGGGCGCGGAGATCAGCGAGAAGCCGCGCGGCAACTCGGCCGACGGGCACGCGGGCTACGAGATCACCAACTTCGCGCCGACGGCCAAGGCGTCGTTCGACAGCCCGGTCAAGGCGACGCTCGACCCGTGGGCGCTGCGCCGCGCCGGGACGCAGTTCCCGTGGAGCTTCGGCCCCGTGGGATCCACGCAGTACAACCGCGTCACGCTGGGGGGAAGCAAGACGCAGATCACCAGCGTCGATCACCAGGAGGACAAGTACGCGATGGTCAACGTCGGCCTGCGCCTGGTCACCGACCCGAACACCGCCCCGCTCACCATCACCCTCGACTAAAGGAAAACGCGAAATGCTGGACCTTCCGCTCAGGCCCGCCGAGATCCCCGTGCGCGTGGTGCGCCCCGCTCGCACCGAGAACACCCCCGCGTCCGAGTACACGCTCTACATGGCGCCGCTCTCCGACGAGGAGTACCTCGCCCTCACCGAGAGCCACTCCGTGCTGGAGACCGCCCCGGACGGCACGCTGCTGCGCAAGTGGAAGCTGTCGCAGGTGCCCAACCTGTTCCAGGAGCACGTGCGGCGCGCGCCGGACGTGACGATCGGGGGCGTGCCGTTCGATCCCGCCAGGCCGGAGCACGTCGCCTCGATCCCCCCGGTCGACAAGGCGACGGCCCTCCTGCAGCTGATCGTCTTCGCCTGCGGGCTGACGGAGGACGAGCGGGGAAACTCGACCGGGCCGGACGCATCCTCTACGACGGGGGAGATCCAGTCGCAGGACTGAGCCCGCGTCTCGCCCGGCTCGTCCGCAGCTTCACCTGGATGGAGAGCTTCGGTAAGACGCCGTTGGACCTCGGCGCCCGGCCCGACCAGCTGGACCCCGCGTGGCAGGAAGCGATGGAGCACCTGAAGTGCGGGTTCAACGCAGCACAGCAACAGTTCTACGACTCGCTGAAGACCTAGACGGGACGGATGCCCGACACCACCACCCGCCACTCGATCCTCATAGAGCTGAAGCCATCGGGCGCGCCGGAGACGGCGCGCGCGGTGGAGTCGGTGGCGGTGCCCGTGCACCAGCTCGGCCCGACGGCGGGTACCACGACCCAGGCGCTGGCCGGCCTGGGCCGCGAGACGGTGGTGGTCGGCGGCCGCGTGCGCGACGCGAACGGGCGGTTCGTCAGCCTGGCCGCGTCCACGCACCAGGCGGCGGCCGCGGCGGTCACGCTCACCTCGCGCGAGGCGGCGCTGGCCACCGAGACGGCACAGGTCACCGCCACCGAGGCGGCGCTGCAGCGGCAGGTGGCGCAGCTGGCCGAGCAGGTGGAGAAGCTGGGCGAGAAGCTCGGCCGCGCGGAGAAGCGGATCGAGGCACTGGGCTCCTCGTCCGAGCGGCAGAAGGGTCGGCTCGCCGGGCTGGCCGCCGAGATCGAGAAGGTCGAGAAGGCGAACGAGCACCTGGACCGCGTGGCCGGCGGGCTCCAGGACATCGGCGGGAAGATGACGATGGGGATCACGGCCCCCATCACCGGCGCCGCCCTGGCGGCGACCCACTTCTCGAACGAGTTCGGGACCGAGACCACGAAACTTCAGACGCTGGTCGGCCTCACGGCCGACCAGGTGAGCGGCTTCAGGCAGGAGATCCTGAAGACCGCGCCCGCGCTCGGCGCCATGCCGGCCGACATGGCGCGCGGCCTCTTCGTCGTGACCAGCGCCGGCGAGCGCGGCGAAGAGGCGTGGAACACACTGACCGACGCCGTGAAGGCCGGCGAGATCGGCCTGGGCGAATACAACACGGTCGCGCGGGTGACCACCTCCGCCCAGGAGGCGTGGCGAAATGAGGGGATGAAGAGCCGAGAGGCTACCGAACTGCTCCTCGGTACGGCACGCGCGGGCAAATTCGATGTTACGCAGCTCGGCCAGTCGATCGGGCAGGTAATCCCGGTCGCCGCCGCGATGGGCGTGCACTTCGACGAGGTCGGCGCGTTCATCGCCGGATTCACCCGCATCAACGGCGACGCCGCGCAGTCGGTCACGTACCTGCGCGGGTTCCTGAGCACCCTCCTCGCGCCGACCGACGAGGTGAAGTCGGTCCTGAAGGACCTCTCCAAGGCGACGGGTGACACCACGCTCTCGGTCGGAGGGCTGCAGAAGGAGCTGCGCGAGAAGGGCCTGGTCGAAACGCTGCAGCACCTGATCCATGCAACCGGCGGCAACGTCACGATCCTCGGCAAGATCATTCCTTCGGTCGAGGGACTGACGGGCGTGCTCGGCACGGCGGGGCTGCAGGGGGAGCGGTTCACCGGTGTGCTCGGAGAGGTGCGCGGCGCGCTCGGCACGCTGGACCAGACGTTCGCAACCTCCCACGCGACCGACGGCGCACAGTTCAAGGAGGCCACCGCCAACCTGCAGGTGCTCGCGATCACGGCGGGCAACGTCGTCGCGCCTGCCCTGGTCGAGCTGGTGCACGCCGGCGAGCCGGTGATCAAGTGGGCTACAGGCGCGGCGGAGTGGTTCGGTGAGCTCCCGGAGCCGGTAAAGGATACCGGGCTCGCGGTGGTGGGGGTCGTGGCTTCGTTCGGACCGCTCCTCTATGTCGGTGGCTCCGTGCTGCAGCTGTACAAGAGCCTGCAGGTGGCCCATGTCATCCTGACGGCAGACCTCTTCAAGAAGGCCGGTGCAGCCGGTGCTGCTGCTGCGGCCGACGGAGCTGAAGCGACGGCGGCAGGGGCCGCGGCGGAGGCTACGGATCTGGAAGCTGCGGCCGCGAAAGACGCCGCCGCCGCGATGAGCCAGCTGACTCTCACCGCTGATGAGGCAGCGGGCGCGAATGCTGAAGCCGGGGTGACCGCGGGGGAAGCGGCAACGGCAATCGAAGGCGAGGCCGCGGCCGCGCGCGACGCGGCGACTGCTCTCGCAACCGTGGCGACGGAGGCAGACGCCGCCGCGACCGGGGCGGAGGCCGCGGCTACGGCGCTCTCCTCCACGGCGACCGGTGCGGACGCAGCTGCGGCAGGTACTGCGGCCGTTGGCGCTGCTGCGGCGAGCACGGCCGCAGTCGTGGGTACCACGCTGGTCGCCGCCCTCGGGGCCGCTGCGCTCGGGTACTGGATGGTCAAGGACCGTTCCCACGAGGCGGCGGACGAGGTCGAGGAGAGCGCTCGCCGCGCGGCCAACGCTGCGACGCTGTTCAACGGCAGCGTGGCGACCATGAGTCAGAGCGCCGCATACGCGGCGCTCGGCGAAAAGGGGCACGCACTCGCGGCGACCGAGGCGCAGCTGGCGCACCTGCAGCAGCAGCAGAAGGAGATGGCAGCCGGCGCGCCCGGGTTCTTCGGTCGGTCCGCCGCCGCCGCCGTCGCGATGTGGGGGGCGAACCCGGAATACGTTCAGCGGCTCTGGGACCGTGACGATCGCGCGCGTGTCATCGAGGAACAGGTGACCCGACTCACCCAGGCTCGCGATGCGCTTCAGTCCGAGGTGGGCGCCCTTACCGAGCGCGTCCACACCACGTCGGCACCCCCCGACCCGCTCGCGAACAACCCCGCGCTGCAGGCGCTGATCGCTCAGCTCAACCAGCCGAACGGCGGGCGTACCCGGGAGCGGAAGCAGACGCCCGACCAGCGCGGGCTCGCGGTGGAGCTGGCGCCCACGCTTCAGAACGTGGCGGCGCTGGGCGACGCGTTCACGGACCTGGACGCGCAGGTGCTCAAGGCGCAGACGGACCTCTACGCTTCGCTGGGAGCGCTCCAGACCCTGCCGGTGAGGTCGGACGCCTTCAAGGCGAAGAACGAGGAGGTGTTCAACCTGAGCGTGAAGCTGCGCGGGCTGCGCGCCGAGCTGGAGGCCACGCGGCTCGCGTTCAACTTCCGCTCCGCGCAGATGGGCGGCGCGACGCTGGCCGCGGACGGGACGCTCGTCCCCAACGCGAACGCCCGCGCGATCTCCACGACGGTCAGCACCGCCGCGCAGCGCACCCTCACGATGGAGCAGCTCGGCGGGCGGTGGCAGTCGTGGGGGGTCACGCGCGAGATGGAGCAGCAGAACCGGAGGACGGAGCTGGCGGGGGCGGCGCGCATCGGCGCCGGGTGGGGCGACCTGTCGGACGCGCAGCGCGCTGCCGCCGGCAGCAAGCGCGAGTACCAGGACATGGTCGCGAGCTACCACCAGGGCTCGCTTCAGCTGAAGCAGGCGAGCGTGGTGGCCGTCGACGCGTTCAGCCAGATGGCCCAGGCGGTGATCTCCGGCTCGCAGACCACGTCGGAGGCGATGGTGTCCATGGTCACGCAGATCGCCCAGGCCGCAGTGCCGGCGAGCGCGGGGCCGTTAGTCGGCCCGATCATCGGGGCGGTCGGCGGCATCCTCGGCGCGCTGATCGCCAAGCGCCACAAGGACGCCCAGGAGGCGCAGCAGAAGGTCCAGCCGGTGTCGGTGGAGCGATACTCGCCCGAGGCGCTCCGGCAGCAGAGCACGAAGGAAGGCCCGGACGCGGTGTTCCTGCAGATGGTCGACGCCAACACGGGCCGCACGATCAGCGAGCAAAAGTACCTGCTCGACCGTGGCGAGCGCCGCGACGCCGTGAACCGGATTCCGTCCGCATCCCGCAGCAGCTTCTGATGAGACACCAGTGCCACGGCGAGGCGGTCTGATGGGGCTGCCGCTCTTCCTGGTCGAGAACCTGTTCTCGGACATCCAGTTTCCGCAGCACGTGGTCGCGGCCTCCGAGGAGGCCTCGCGCGCGCAGGCGTGGCGGGTGGCCACCGGTCGCCGGTCGCAGCAGGACCGCTGGACCGTGGCCACCGCCAACACCTCCGCGTGGCTGCGTGTGCAGTGCGACCAGGCGCGCGCCGCGAGCTGCATCGCGCTCGACCGCGGGCACAACCTCGCCGGCGTGCAGGTCGCGCTCGAGCGCAGCGCCGACGGCGCCACGTGGACGCAGGTGCTGGTGGCCACGATCCCCACCGCCTCGGCCGCGGGCACGTCGATCGACGCGGCCACCGGGTGCGTGACCGAGGAGGGCGCGTGGATCCGCCGCTTCCCCGCGGTCGCGTCCACCTGGTGGCGCCTGTCGATCCCGGCGATGGGAGCGGGGCTCAAGCCGCAGGTCGTGGGACTGTGGCTGGGCGCTGCCTGGTCGCCCGCCGGGTACCTCGAGCAGCCGTTCGATGACTACGCCCGTCGCAGCCTGGCCGACGAGTCGCAGCCCACGCCGGCCGGGTGGCGGGGCGCGGGGCCGGCGGCGCGGGTGCGCGAGGGCCAGCTCAACTTCAAGATCATGACGCAGGCGGACCAGGACGCGGCCGACTACCACATCCGCGGCCACTTCCACGGGTACCGCCGCCCCATGTGGATCGTCCACGACGAGGCGCAGGCCGAGCGCGCGGTGCTGGCCGACCCCGCCGTCAACGACCTGTACTCCCTGCGACACGACCGCGGCTGGTCGCGGCGCCAGGGGTCGGTGGCCTGGATCGAGCGCGAGCCGAGGATCGGATGAGGGCGGGCTGGAACGAAGCGCTGGAGAAGCGCGTGCGGCGCGCGGACCCGTCCGCGCGCATCATCCTCGAGGCCGTGGCGGTCGGCTCCGAGGACGTGCGCCACCGCCTCGACGAGTGGCAGACCGCGGACAGCACGGTGGGGTTCGAGCTGCGGGGCGACGGCGCGGTGGTGCTGCAGGCGGCAACGCAGCAGCAGTCCGCCATCACCAGCAGCACGGCCGTGGTCGAGCTGCGCACCGACCAGGGCGACGAGCAGTACTGCGCGCTGGAGTACTCGGGCGAGCAGGCGTACCCCAGCATCAGCCAGATCAGCTTCAACCTGGTGAGCCAGCAGGACCCGGCCCGCGCGAAGGAGATCGCGAGCTGGAAGCTGGAGCTGTTCGCGCTCTACGAGGAGGTGCGCGACGGCGAGTTCGTGTTCCTGAACCTCGCGCCGATCGCGGACCCGTACCTGGTCGCTGCGCCGGGCACCATCGTCGCGGGCGACGTGGTCTTCGACTATACCACGCGCGCGCGCGCGCTGCCGCACTTCGTGAGCCGGCCCTCCTTCCGCGGCCCCGCCACGTCGGCACCGATGTACCCGTCTCCCACCATCCTCGCGCGGCTGCGCGCGCTCAAGGCAGACGGCACCCCCGCCACCAACGCCGGCCTCAGCTTGGGCCCCATCGGCAACACCGGCCCGTTCCGGCTCACGGTGCACAGCCTCACCACGTCGGAGCAGCTGCAGCGCACGCGCCCCGGCTTCCTGTGGGACGAGGGCGCCAACCAGATGGGCCCGCGGATGTCGGTGCTGTCCCGGACCTACGCCGCGGCGACGATCGGGTTCACCAGCGCGCTCAACGAGATCGATCTGGGCGCGGCGCCGGCCGACTCGGTGGAGCTCGTCGGGCAGGGCGACGTGGTCGGCAACACCTCGATCGTCTGCGAGGTCAAGGCCGACGACGGCACGTGGGTGGAGTTCCGCGACGGCGACCTGGCCGACACGGACAACACGGCGCGGGGCGGCACCAACCTGTCCGCGACCGGCGCGCACCGCCTGAGCGCGCGGCGCACGTACCTGATGCGCGCCACGCTCGCACCGGGGGTGCCGGCGACCGAGACGCCGGCGCTGCGTGCGCTGGGCGCCCGCAGCGTCGAGGTGGTCGACCTCGACGGCGTGGCGAGCCTTCCGTCCGCCAGCTGGTCCACCGACCCCGTGACCAAGAGGGGTGAGATCACCGAGGCCAGCATCTCTCTCATCCGCGACGCGCCGCGCGACTACCGCGACCTGGCGACGGACCTGTTCGCGCGGATCGCGGTCGGCGGGCTGGAGTTCAGGGCGTGGCTCGGCGCGAGCGACCTGCCGCGCGCTGAGTGGATGCTGATCGACTCCTTCATCGTCGACGACTACATGCCCGCCGCGGCCGAGATCGGCGTCGTCGGGCTCGGCGTGCTCGCGGAGGTCAAGGGGATCGTCCCGCCGCCGGTGGTCATCGGCGCGAGCGTGACCCGCAGCCCGAAGGTCTACGCCAACCAGGCGCTGCCGGCGATCTACGCCGACCTGCTGGGCGGCCAGATCGGGGTGGCCGAGCGCCGCCGCGGCCCCGGCATTCCCGTCTCGGTGACCGCCACCGCCAGCAACACGCTCGACGAGGTCGATGGGAAGACGGCACTCGACGCGGTCGCTCGCCTGGCGGGCGGGACGGTGATCAGCTCGCAGGGCCGGGTGAAGTGGGTGGACCTGCACGGCGAGCAGACCGTGGCCGCCGTGTTCGCGGCCGAGGAGATCCGTCCGCTGGGAGCTGCGCCGGGGCTGCGGCAGCGGGTGCCCGAGTTCTTCGTGAAGTACAAGTGGCAGGAGAAGGAGAACGAGAGCGGGCGGTACCTGTCGGAGGTCCGCAGCTTCCACACAGCCGCGCTCGCGGCCGTGGGATCCGCACGACTCGACGCACCGAAGGTGCTCGAGGACGACGTCGCGCGCTGGGTCGACACCGACGAGCTGGCGGGAGCCGAGGCCGCGCGCGTGACCACGTCGCTCGGTGCCGGACTGATCCTGTGGAGCTTCGAGACGCCCTATCCCTTCCCCGAGCTGGAGGTCGGCGACCTGGTCACCGTGGCCTGCGACTGGTTCGTGGCCAGCGACCCCGTCGCCTCGCGCGAGCTCCGCGGGCAGATCTGGGCGACCGGCGTCGTGGTGCGCCAGCACGACCCGTGGGGGCGCGGCTTCGACATCTGGATCCGCAACTACTCCGACCTGGTCCCCGCCTCGGCCGTCGTGGACCGCGACGGCTACGCGCCCCTGCCCACCGTCACCGCCACCGTCACGAACGACGGGCCGAACGCGACGGTCGCCGTGCAGGGCAGCAGCACGGCGGTCACGCTGTGGTACCAGGAGCTGGTGGCGGGCGTCTGGTCGGCCGAGGTCCAGTTCGCCAGCGGGCAGGCGGGCAGCTTCACGCTGGCGAAGAGCGAGACGGGCGTGCGCACGCTGCGCGTGTACGCGAAGAACGCCGCGGCCGCCGCGGGCACCACCCAGCCCGTCGAGCTCGACCGCTACGAGGATCCGTCGCTTTCCCACCAGCCGCCGTCGGTCTCCATCCGGCAGGCGCAGACGCCCGCCGCCACCCGGAAGAAGATCTGGCTCGCTTTCTCGATCGCGCTCGGCGAAGGCGGGACGTCGCCGCTCAGCTGGAGCGTGCAGGTGGACGAGCAGCGCGGCGCGACGGGCACGCCGTCGGCGTTCAGCACCGCGGCGGCGCCGATCGCGTTCGAGGTGGACCGCGGCCGGTACGGAAAGGTCGTGACGCTCACCGCGAAGGACGCCGATGGGCGGCAGAGCAGCACGCGGTACACGGTCGCAGGCACGCAGACGAGCGGCACCGAGCCGACGGCGGGCGGCCGCCAGCAGTACGCGCGCGCGGGCCTTGGCGGGACGGCGGCGGTCCTGCACAGCGCCGTCGACGTGCGCGACGCGTCGGGGCTCGTCACGCTCGTGGACCCGGCGTCGTCCAGCTTCGCGAACGCGACCCTGCAGGACACGGTGAGCGACCCGCGCGGCCGCACCGTCGGCGCGGCGCTGGTGAAGCCCGGCGGCGTGGGCGCGCCCGACACCGCCGACAGCATCGGAGACGGGCTCACCCGGCGGGTCACGACGCACAACGAGGCGACCGGCGGCGGGCGGGGGTACGCGGGGTTCAAAAACGGGAGCGGCGGCCTGGTGGCCACGGCCACGGTCGACGACGGGAAGGGTGACCGCCCGGTCGAGAACGTGCGGGCCAGCGGGCGGCGCGCGACGCGCCGGGGCGCGCAGCAGCTCGGTGGCCACGCGGCCGACACCCGGCGCGGCGGGATCGGCGGTGTACCCGGCCAGACCCGCGTCTCGGCGCCCATCCGGGACACGTCGGGGCTCATGACCCTGGTGGATCCCGCGACCGCGACCTTCGCCAACGGCACGCTGCAGGACACCGTGCAGGACGCGCGGGGCCGCGTCGTGGGCGCCGCGCTGGTCAAGAGCGGCGGGGTCGCCGCCACCGACACCGCCGACAGCATCGGGGACGGGCTCACCAAGCGGGTGACCTCGAACAGCGAGGCGACGGGCGGGGCGCGGGCCTACACCGCGCTCGACTCCAACAGCCGGCTCACCGACGCGCGCCGCGCCAACATGGCTTTGACCGCCGGACGGGGGAGCACGCAGTACAACTACGGCGCGACGCTGCTCTCGGTGACCCGTGACTCCGGTACCCTCGTTACGGTCACCGTGGCTGCGCACACGCTGCGAGTCTCCGGGATCGACATCAACTACAACAGCGGCTCCTGCGTCTTCAGCAGCCTCACCGCCACCTCGAACAACGGGAAGCCGTTCTACGTCTACGCGTCCGATCCGCTGTACAGCGGCGGCGCCGTGACGTACCTCGCCAGCCTGAACAAGGAAGACGTGCAGGGTGCTTCGGGCTACTACTTCGTCGGGCAGGGCACGGTCCCGGCCGCGTCGGGCTCGGGCAGCGGCGGTGGCGGCGGCGGCATGGTCTGAGAACGTAAAATCCCGCGGTTCCTTTCCTTACCCAACGGTCCAGCACCAGCATGATCTCTCCCACGCGTCTCAAGCGCAGCGCACCGCCCGGGCAGGCCCACTACCGCCTCAGCGGCGGCCAGGAGGCCGTGATCCAGGTCGCGCTCGCCGATGAGCCGACGCATACCAGCTTCCCGCTCCGGGTTCACGGGACCGTGCAGGACGGCGACGTGCTCGTGGAGCTCCCGGCCAACGTCCACAACCTGCATCCCGACCAGATCGCCCACGGCCCGGACGACTTCCTCGACACCTTCATCGCCGGGGTACAGGACGCGGCCGCCGTTCGCATGGAGAGGTACCTGAACGCACACCGGGCAGCGCGCGCGCTGCCCAGACACGGAGAGTAAGCGGATGGCACGAGGAACCCAGCCCTACCACTGCGACTGCTGCGGCGAGAACATCTGCGCGAGCGACGTCCCGGTGGTCGTCCAGCTCTCGATCGCGCAGTCGCCCAACGCGAAGAGCGTGTACGTCGACCCGTCGACGCTGCCCCCCGTGCTTCGCGACGTGCTGGAGATCGGCGGGGCGACCTTCGAGCTTTCGTCGGCCTGCTTCGCGCGGATGATGGGGGGCGCGCTCGAGCAGGGGTCGGACCTACACGCCGGGCTGTTCGGGGGCGAGGGCAGCGAGAGCTCGACGCGTCGGGCGCAGCTGCTCGCGCGGCATCCCCACCGTCGCACCGACCCGGTGCTTGCCGGCGGTCGTGCGCAGGGAGGGAGACCGTGA